AGCCGGTGGTGCAGATAGAAGTAAAATAACTCAAGAACAAACTGTAAATCAATTAAAAAATCAATTAGGAATTAAAGATCCTAATCTACTTCAAAAAACTTTTCAAAAATATGATGCTTTACCTCTCCCAATAAAAGGTGCAATTAACACTATGGCACCTGCAGAATTAATGAAAATATTTAATATAGGAAATGTAATTAATAAGGGTGTAAACGCATTTAAAGATCCTGTTTTAACAGAAGAAGACGTAACATTGGGTGCAACTGAAGAAATTAGTTTTAAAGGTAATAGTCCTTTTATGAGAAATCAAATCAACGAAAGAATTATTGCAGCAGAAAATGAATATTTAAAACAAGGTAAAATGCCTCCAGAATTTTTAGGTGACAAAATAAGAATGAATATGGAATTAGGAAATTACAAAGGATATATGGGCCCTGGATTTGAAGACGGCGGCCGAGTCGGATTGTTTATGGGCGGTCCAGCATTAACTGGCCAACCTTTAGCTATTTTTAATTCTATGAATGCGTATGGTTTTAGTGATCAAGAAATAGCAGATGCTATTAGAGAAGCGGGATATGAATTACCAACAGCAGACTCAGACACAACTTCTTCTGATTCGAGAAGTGTTACACAATCATTAGGAATCGTAGACAAACCTTATGCGGGTCAAGTAGTGGACCAAACTGATTATAGTTTTAAACCTCAAAATTATAGACCAGGTGGAAAATTAGAAATAGATCCTGCAGCGCTTGGAATGAGTTTTTATGATGCTGAACCCAAACAAGCTCCAGAGGGATTTATTGGAAAAACAATAGATGCATTTACTAGTGTACCCGGTAAACAACTTTCATCATTTACAACACCAACTGGTGTTACACCTAGAGGACCAGCAGAACTAGGTTTTATGTCAAAACAAATATCTCCTGGAATTCCAATGTCTAGAGATCAAATAAGAGCGATGTATGATAACTACAATCAATTCATTGGAAGAAAATCTAATTACGCAAGTGCAAGAGTTCCCGGTAAATTAGACAGTTTAGCAAAAACAGCTTTATCAACAATTAGCCAAGTTCCTTTTATTGGATCAGCAATAGATAAAATGCAACGAGGTGATGTAGGTTTACAAAGCAAATACACTGTAGATAATGCGGGCTTTGGAAATACAGGCACAAGAGATGAATTTGGTTTAGCAACTTTCGATAAAAAAGATGGTTTCTTAGGATTAACGGGAACCACTACTAGAGATTATGTAGATAGAATGAATGAAAGATTAAACGAGTTAGATGATTTCTTTGGAGAAAGAATAGAAGGATTCGATATGGATAATTTAACTCCTGAAATGTTAGCGAGCATGGGAAAAATAAACGGGTTCTACACTAAACAAGTTCAAGCATACAAACAAAGAATCGCTAAAGAAGAATTTGAAAGAAAAGAAAAAGAAAGAATTAGAATAGAAGAATATAAAAAATCTCAAACTAAAAAAGAAGCAGACGCAATTCAAAATAAAATTGATAAACAAGAAGATAAAATTAATGAAAACGCTTCTAAAAACGATGCACCTAGTGGCGCATCAATTGTTAATCCTAATTCTGATTATGGTAAGAAAAAAGGATATACTGGTGGATCACACAACCCACATACATCTACAGGTTGGAGTGGATCAAGTAAAAACGGCGGCGGCGGAGGCGGCAAAAAAGGCGGCGGAGGCGGTTCTCTTTCTGGTGGAGGATTTTGTTTTGATCCAAATACTCTTGTGCAAATGGCTGATGGAACTGAAAAGAAAATTAAAGAAATACAACTTGGTGACAACACTAAAGGTGGTGAGGTTACAGGTGTGTTTCAATTTAAAGCAGCTGATGAAATACATGATTACAAAGGTGTTACTGTTGCAGGTAGTCACTTTGTTAAAGAAGATGGTAGATTTATTATGGTTCAAGATAGTCCACTGTCCGTTAAGATCGATAAGATACCAGTTGTCTACTCACTAGATACAACAGGTAGAAGAATCTTTATTAATGACATTGAGTTTGCTGATTACAATGGTGATGGTGTAGCTAAAAACTTCCTAACGAATGCTGGTGTAGATCTTACAGGTTTTGATACAGAAGTATTAAGACAGGTAGAACAAAGACTTATATAATGGAAATAAAATACGATCCAATTAGAGGAGCTATTGTAGACACTAAAAACGAAATGAAGGTGACTCAGCCTGAGTTATTGTTCTGGACTGCTACTCATCCGGACCCTGTAAACATTGATGAGCCCAAATTGACAAAAATTAAACCACCTGCTATGATGCCAAACAAGGGAATATTAGCTAAAAATAAAGAGGGATAATAATGGCCACGATAGACAAACCGCTTCCTAACATTTCGGAAACTGTTGTAGAAGTTCCAAAACAAGAAGAGTTAGTAGAAGCAAGAGAAGAGATTACTGAAAAAAAGAATCAACAAGGTAACATTGAAGTTACTATGGACGAAGAAGGTGGTGCGGAAATCGCATTTGATCCAAGAGCTGTAGTAGAAGAAGGTGGTCAAGATCATTTTGATAATTTAGCAGATTATTTAGGAGACGATATTTTAGAACCATTGGGTGCTAAAATGGTAGAACAATACAATGAGTACAAAGAATCACGTGGTGATTGGGAAGATACATATAGAAATGGTTTAGAACTTTTAGGTTTTAAATATGAAAGAAGAACAGAACCTTTTAGAGGAGCAAGTGGTGTAAACCACCCTGTTCTTGCAGAAGCAGTCACACAATTTCAAGCGCAAGCTTATAAAGAATTATTACCGGCAGACGGACCGGTTAGAACTCAGATTATGGGTGATGCAACGGTTGCTAAAGAAGAACAAGCTAAACGTGTAAAAGATTTTATGAATTATCAAATTACAGATCAAATGAAAGAATACGAACCAGAGTTTGATCAAATGCTTTTTTATCTCCCTCTCAGCGGCTCTACCTTTAAAAAAGTTTATTATGATTCCCTCTTAGGTAGAGCCGTTTCTAAATTTGTACCAGCAGATGATTTGATTGTTCCATATTCTGCAAACAGTTTAGAGGATGCAGAAGCAATTATTCATGTAATAAAAATTTCTGAAAACGAATTAAAGAAACAACAGGTTGCAGGATTTTATAGAGACATAGAATTAGGGGCACCTCCTGTTACAGAAAATCAATTAGAAGATAAAAAATTAGAGCTAGAAGGAATTTCTAAAGATGGTCAAGAGGATCAATATACTTTGTATGAAGTACACACTAATTTAGATTTAGAAGGTTATGAAGATCTAGGAACAGATGGAGATCCAACAGGAATCAAACTTCCGTATGTAGTAACAGTTGCACAAGCTAACAATAAAATTTTATCTATTAGAAGAAACTTTAATGCAGATGATCCACTAAAGAAAAAAATAAATTATTTTGTACAATTTAAATTTTTACCTGGCACAGGATTTTATGGTTTTGGTTTAATTCATATGATTGGTGGATTAACTAGAACTGCAACAGCAGCTTTAAGACAGTTGTTGGATGCAGGAACTTTAGCTAACTTACCAGCTGGTTTTAAATCTAGAGGTATAAGAGTCAGAGATGACGCTCAACCTTTACAACCTGGTGAGTTTAGAGACGTAGACGCTCCTGGTGGAAACATCAAAGATCAGTTTATGACTCTACCCTTTAAAGGTCCTGATGCAACTTTACTTCAATTGATGGGAGTAGTTGTATCAGCTGGCCAACGATTCGCGTCCATCGCTGATATGCAAGTGGGCGATATGAATCAACAGGCTGCAGTGGGGACTACAGTTGCATTATTAGAACGTGGTTCACGTGTAATGTCTGCAATCCACAAAAGATTGTACGTCGGACTTAAACAAGAATTTAAATTATTAGCAGAAGTATTTAAAACATATTTACCACCAGTATATCCATATGATGTACCAGGTGCATCAAGAGAAATTAAAGTACAAGACTTTGATGAACGAGTAGATATTCTACCCGTTGCAGATCCAAACATCTTTTCACAAACACAAAGAATCAGTTTGGCACAAAGTCAATTACAACTGGCGCAATCAAATCCTCGTATACATAATTTATATCAAGCATATAGATCAATGTATGATGCGCTGGGGGTAAAAAATATAAATTCTATTTTACCACCGCCTGCTGCACCACAACCAATGGATCCGGCGTTAGAAAATATCATGGCAATCAATGGAAAACCATTTCAAGCGTTTCCAGGACAAGACCACAAAGCACATATTGATGCACATTTAAGTTTTATGTCTATTTCTATGGTGCAAAATAATCCAATGGCAATGATGTCATTGCAAAAAAATATACTTGAACACATTTCATACATGGCACAAGAACAAATTCAGCTAGAATTTGTAGAAGAAATGCAAGAAATGAAAATGATTCAACAACAATTAGGACCAATA